TGCAGAAGTAACTTGCTGAACAGATTTTTCTTCTTGCTTTAATCCGCTATCAGCAGTCTTAAGTGCAACTGCAATTTTACTAGCAAGCTGATCCATATTTCCAATTTGCATACTGTTTTTTGAAATCTTTTGAACATATGTGCTTAAAGATTGCAGCTGCTTCTTGGCATTATCGATGCTTGACTTGTCTATTTCAAACCCTAGTTTGACTTTTAAATTCTCTTTGCCCAACTCAGAAAGCATACCCTCGATGTCAGACTTTAGCGCGTCATAGCCACTCTTAGTATCGGCACCGATTATAAGGGTAATATCTCTGTCAGTTGTTCCTGCCATATGCTTGTTCACCATCCTTTTTTTGTAAAGAAAAGGATTGGCGCAAGCCAATCCTATATACCGATAACTTATTAAGTTTACTCAAATTATTTCTTTGACATGCATTTCGTCAGCGTATTTACCCATAAATTCTTCAATTGCATTTTCTTCAAAATGATATGCTGGAGTAAACATTGTACTCTTTATTTCCTTGCCATGATGAACACCAAAAACGGCACCATGCATTGGCGCACCTTCATTAAAAAGTGCAGCCAAGCTAAAAATGCCATCCGGATATTCTTCAGGATCAAGAGATTCTCTAGACATATCTTTTGCATACGATACTTTAATATAGATATCGTCGCCAGATTCCATTGGGAACCCGATGTTAAACTCGTTAATCGCGTCTATTACCTTTTTACTATATATACTTCCTTCGATATTAGACTTCAAAACATCGACAAATTGTTCTGCTACAGCTTCCGGTGAATATGTTTTACCGCTAGAGCTTTTCTTCTTCCCAGACAAAATTTCCTTCTTTACGGACTTCATTTTGTCCTGCATGTCTTTTTCGTTCAAACGGGCTTCAACTTTATCCATAATCGAATCAATATTAATTATCAAAGGCATTCCCGTTCACCTCGTAAACAAAAATTAGTTAATTGGCAGGAATTTCAATCTTTTGCTTTGCGAATGCTTTTACCAACTTTTCCTCGTCTAAGCCTCCGCCAATAATCGCTCCTGCCAACTTATTTATATCATCGCTACTTACACCGCCTACTAATGCTTCAAGTGATGCTGACAATTCTTCAAATCTAGCTGCAATAGTTTCGATTTGCAACTGCAACTCACTCAATTGAGCATGCGCTAAATGTTCTACTTTTTCATCAATTGCATCTATCATATCTACATATGCATCTTGATCGATTAGACATATAACCTTTTCGTATAAATCAGTGCTATATACCAATTCATAAACATCAAATGCATCATCTGGCAATTCAATGTTCGTATACATCGAAATAGTAGCTGCTCGTCTAATCAATTCCAAAAATTCTGGAGTATATTCATTCGTTTCGTCATTAAAAGCTCCGGACACGACATCATTGACGAACTGAGCCATTTCCTCAATCGTCAAAACCCGCTTTACAGTCACATCCATGCCATGAAAACGAAAACTCCCGTCTTCTTCTCTTTCAGCACGCACAGCTTCCATAATCTCTGAAACACTGATTTTCTTTTCAGTAGCGTTTACTTCTTTACTCATTATTTTGCTCCTTTTCTTCTTGTTCCTTGCGCTTTTTCTCTTCTTTGCGCAATTTCTTACACTCTTCATAAGTGATCCAACCGCCAAATTTTTTCACGCATGTCATCCATATGTAATCGACAGTAGGGTAGTGATACCAGAAAAGTTTTCTCTTTAACAGAGCAACAGAATCTGGGCAACCTTTTGTATCGATGACGACTTCACTTCCATCTTTGTAAACAATGAAAAAATCTGCTACATATGTAATCGGGCGAACATTCAAACCGTTATGGACGAACTTTGGTTGTAGCTCATAGGGTTTCTGCAATTCATAATGCACTATGTCGCCACTCTCCACTGCGGGCAATAGAACGTCCCTGTAATATTTCATCTCCAGAACGGAGTCGAACACGATATCATTGCACGTCCGCTTTTCTTTATCCTTGTCAACATTAAATTTAGAACGTTTGATAACATCACCTCATTGAAGAAAAGGCTGCACCTCAAAAGATACAGCCTTCATATTATTCGTTAGTTTCCGTCACAAGCTCTTCCGCTGCAATAAACTTTCTACGAGATTTTTTCCGTCTAGCTGCTTTATCTGCATTTTCTGCAGATACTTCTTCAGTTTGAACTTCTTCAACCGTTTCGGTTACAACTTCCGGCTCTACGACTTCAACTTCTTTTGCAACAGGTGCAGGAGCGGCTACTGGAGCCGGTCCTTCACCACGAGATGCTAAGATTTTTGCGAGATACTGTTTGCCATGTTCTTCACAGCAAGCAACATCCTGCCAGCGGAAGACACCTGGTTGAGACGGTGTTTTGCAGAATGGATATTCCACGTCGCAAATTTTACATCGTTTTGTACCAGTTGCCATATTGTTCACCTATTAATTAAACGGTAACGTAATCAGCTGTATCAACGCCAAAGATTGTGTATGACCACAGTTTGGAGCCGTTGCCACATGCGCCAGCTAAAGATTCAGCTTCAAATTCATGAACAGTCTGGTTGTCACCCATCTGGAGAGAGAATTCGCCAGAGAAGTCTGCTTTAGGAATGAAGAACTGTACGCGATATACGTTTGCGCATTTGTCTTCTGCCATAGCGTCAACGTATAAGATACATTTCTTAGAATAGCTATCGCTATCATTGTCTAATACGTCAGCAGTAATTTTACGTTTGTAGTAAGCAACTAATTCTGTACCAGCTGTAATATCAGTATGGAATGTGAATGTTTTTGTTGCAGGTGCATAAGCAAATTTGCCAGCAGAAGCGCTTGCATCCTGAACTAATTCAGTTCCTAATGTACCATCTGAATTTTTAACATATAATGCTTCGATTTCTGCGCCAGATGTACCAACAGCTTTGTAAGCGCCAACAGCTGTAGCTGTAGAATCAGCAACAGTAACTGTTAAATAGTCTGTCCATAAAACTTCAGTAGCTTTGCTTGCAAAGTTTCCGCCAGACTGAACTTCTAACAAACCACCAGATACTAAACCATTTGTACCACTGATAGTAACGGCTTTGTTTTTCTTTAAGTTAGCTAATTTACGTCCCTGTTTACCAGTGATTTCAGATGTTTCCTGAGTATTTGCGATTGTAGCATTCTGTAACTCGTCCAAAGTGAAGACATATGCGCCAGTTGCCACATCAAAAGCGGTAATGGTTTCTAAACTAGTGATAGTAATATCCTGAATATTCATACCGTGATTTCCTCCTAATGTTTTTTCTATTTATGCACGAGCCAATTTAAATCATCTCGGCTCATGTTTTTAGGGTCAACAGTGCCAGAATAGACACCGTGCATTCTATGTTCATAATCGACTACATTAATTATCTGCCTAACGGATTCGTTAAATTGATAGATTGAGAGGGATCGAACATCCTCGTACCCATATTTAAACTGCTCCTTGTTAACCATCGCGATTATGAGTGATTCTATCTGCGACTCTTGCGTCTTTTTATGACGCATTTTCGCTCGTGCTCTTTCAAGCATAAATTTTTTAGCTTCATCGTTTGCAGGTTTTCTGCGGTCTTTTTCTAAATGGTGGATTGAGCGCAATGTCAATGCGATTTTCCCATGTATAGCCCTATCAATTGTGATATTGTGTTCTTTGTCGTACAATACGATTGTTCCATTTGATTCATTTGGCATAACTTCAAAGCACGATAAATCTAAGTCTCCAAAAATCAAATGCGTATCTTGAGCGACAAGACCGCCGAACATAAGCAAAAACAGCTCATATTCATTGATCTGCGTGAAATCAATACCAGCATCGTCAAGCTGAACCATGAAATCAATTGGCATTGCAGTTAAAATAGAAACAAGATTGTAGTATTCATCCTCATGGTCAACGATATCGCCAACTGTAGGAATAACAATACTAATATCTTCATTAACCGGAATTTTATCCTGATAAAGCAAATTGAGAGTGGACATTATCCTTGTTTACGGTTAGCAGGTATAGGTCTCTTTCCGTCATAAACACGGCTAAAGTCTTTAGCTTTAAAAACCATAACACGGCCTTGGTGATCATCTAGAGGGACAAACCGACTAACGGAGTCAAGCTCTAATTCTCCAAGCCCGTAATACTTACTTCCATTTACTTTCTTACAAATTTCAGCGCAGATTCTATCCGGCCGCACACCACCTTCAGGCAACCGCAATCTGCTTTTGTGTGAGAATGTCCATATATATAAAGTTGGATACCAAAATGTTTTACTTCCGGCACCACGACGAATATCTACATCGCAGCAAATATAGCTCCAACCTTGATTTATAACTTCCGGAATGTATTCGTAGGGGAATACGTGTGTGTACATTAATTCTTCTGGCTCTGAAAACTCTTCAACATCATCCAACAACTTAACGATTTTGTCGTTTGTAAGCAAATCGCCGATCAACTGATTCTTGTAATCAAAAAATTCTTCTAAATACATTTACATCCACTTCTTCCTTCCTGTAGTATTTGTGCTACTTGGAGTAGGATCGCTTGTCGCATTAAGAGTATTTCTTGAATACTGCAAATAATAATCAGCAATCCCAAGTTCGTGGTTGTCATCTTCAGTAGCAGTTGTTTCTTGAAGTGTAAAGTCAAGAACACCTTTAGAATTGTACACAGACCCAACTTTTAACGGGCGCGAAAGTTGATATGCCATTTTATGTGGCGCATCATCGTCGTCAATCAAAAAACGCTTATTCCTGTCAAATGCAACAGTATAAGCATTTCTAGCAATTAACATAGATATTTTTGAATCGACTGCTGTAACCATTTTTGAGCCGTCCATTGACTCTCCAATAGATGTAGACGCAGTTCCGATTACGCACCACTGACTAATTGTTTCATCCGCAACTGTATCCAACCACTTCAATAAATGATTGCATTGTACAATTTTAGTAGTTGTATAAATAGTTGTATTTGAATCTCGCTCAGTTACAAGCCAATATTCATTCATCCAAGAAATGAGCGAGCCTGCATCAATATCTTCGCCAGGCATAGATATCATCTTTTTTTCATTGGGTTTTGAAGTGTTTATAATAGAAACATTCTTCGTAACCCTATTTGAAATCGCGGTCGCGGACGATATGTTATGCCCATATGCAGCTGGATATAAATAAACCGTCGTATAAGATGGGTTGTCCACTATCATGTGCTCTATATGCCGTTTTTCACGAGCTATAGTCGCACTACGTTTAGTTGCTCCAGTAGCATTGATCCTGCTACTATAATCATCCCACGCTCCCATTGCGATTCCTCCTATTTAGTTTCGCTACCGCGAGATTGCGGGCCGTATTTTTTCTTCATCCTGTTGCAAACATTTATAGCTTTAAAAACTTCACGTTTTGTTTTTGCAACTGGATAATCTGGGTTGTCGATAAAGTTTTGCAAAATGCAAAGCAGTGTCATAAACCCTGAATCATTATCTGTAGCGCCGACTATTCTTTTACATCCAAGCAGTTCTGTCTGCAAACTCTCGGCATAAACGGAGATTGAATCTTCGTTATTTTCACGTAATGGCAGTATCTTAAAAAAGTAATTAACTAAAGTGGTAAAATAGCTTTCTAAAAACTCTGGTGTCAAAATTGTATCTTCATAATTTTCCATTACAAATGTAACCCCGTTAAGTCATTGTTGTCGTAACTATATTCACGCATTTTTTGTGTATGTTCTTTTTTAAGTCTGTCGTATGCGTTCCCGATTTGCGCTAACAAAGCGGCAGGGGAGTAAGTTGAATAATCGGATGTATTCATTGCATTTTCAAGGTTGTCTTGCTGATTCACATACTGCTTTAACCATTGCAAGACCATGCCGTCGGAAAGAATTTCAATAATCTCATCAACATCTTTTGCATCAAAATTAGCTGTATATGCTCGTAATGTATCGTCACATAAGCTCAAATCATACTTACACATATGTCTAAAAGATGCAGCAGAACGCCGCATGTATCCATCAACCATAGATGTCCGGATTGTAGCGGTATACTGCATAAAGTTGTATTCAGAGATTTTATCTAAAAAAGCACTCTGGATGTCATCGTACAAAATGTTCATACAAGACCTCCTTAGTGTTCAATCAATTCGATTCCGAGAGCTTCCTCAATAGCTGAAATGATAGATAATGAGTCTAATGTGCCTTCAGCAACAAGCTGAGAGGCTCTATATCCAACAGAACGTTTCTGTCCTGGTGATAATGCTTCGAACTGTTTCTTAAAGTTTGCAGCAGTCTGATTGAAGATATCATCAAAATCTTCGATAGGTAATGCTGTTTTATAATACTGAGAAACACCGAGATAGTCTAAAACCCAAGCGTCTTCTTCATCAAACATAAAATAGTTATTAGAGAAGAATTTGCGTGAGTTGTTTTTAGCAGCAGTCAACTCTCTGAGTTCAATCTGCTGTTCATCGCCAAATTCTGGCCATTCGAAAATTTCTCCAGTTCGAATACTTCTATATACTAAACGGCCATGAGAGCCATTGTAGACTGTGATGTACTGATAAATATCAATGTCTTTAGCTACAATTGGTTTCTTTTTGGCTTTTGTTTTTGGTTTCGCTGCTTCTTCTTCAACTGCTTCAACAGTTTCAACTGCTTCGACAGCTTCTGTTTCTACAGCTTCTTTGACAGCTACATCTTCGACAGCTTTTTTAGTTGTCGTCTTTTTACGTGTTGCCATTTATGCTCCTTTCATACATAGCCGACGGGCTATGAAGCCCGCCAGCAATTAGATAATCAGTCTATCTTAAGACCAAGAAGTTACGTCGTATTTTGCGAAACCTAAGTTATCGCCACCGTCTGTACCGCCTGCTAAGACGATACCGCAACCCCATTTTTCGCCATATAAGAATTCCTGAGTCAAGTCCATGTTATCCATTGGGTTGCCCATCAGAACGATTGGAGAACCTTCGTAGACACATTTGATTGGTTTTACGCCAGATGCGATGACATAGAGTTCGTCATTGTCAAATGCAAATGTAGTTGAACCAACTTTATGACGCTGTGGAACTGCGATGATTGGGCAAGCATAGAATTTTCCGTAGTAACCAGTGTTATAACGTTCTTCTTTTGCGCTCATCGGCATTTCATTATAAGCGGATGCAGACAGATGTCTAACAGCAGATTTTGTACCAACGATCATTGGAACCTGACCAGAAACAGCTTCTACATGTTCGATTAATGCGATTAAGTTTGCTTCTGTGAAAGAACCAGATGTTAAGTATGTAGAACCAATCTGATTAGCAGTAACACCTGCGAGCAGGGAGTAATTGTCGTTTAAAATTTCCTGTTTGAAAGATTCAGAAACTTTCTGGATCATTTCATTGAAATCGATACGGCCAGATAATACACGGTTCAGTTCTTCATAGATACGGATATAACGCATCTGTGTAGGAATCTGAGCGGTTGAGTAGCCGCCTAATCTCTGACGACGAATAGCCTGAGTACCATCAGCAGCTTTAGCAACAGTGAATAATTCGCTATCTTTTACTGTGAATACATTGGAGTCGCCTTCAGCAACATTGCGATATTCAACTAATTCGTTGAAGAAGTCGCTATCCATTAATCCTTCGATAACTGTCTGACTTAAAATGTCTTCAATCAATGTGAAGAGGCCTGCACATTTACCGTCGCGGATATCTTTATAGTCAAAGTGTTCTTTGCCATTGTTTGCTTCGATTAAAGCTTTACGTAACAGTTCCTGAGACTGAGCGATAGAATATTTTTCTACACTACCACGGAAACCATCAACAGCTAATTTTACGATATCGTTCATGTTAGTTCCTCCTTCCTGAATTATTTAACTTCGATAACATAGTAGGTATATCTACCAGTTACTTCTTTTGCGATAATTTTGCCAATTTCTGTAGAGTTAGATGTTAAAGCAGCTACGTTGTTTAATTTTGTAGCAGCTTTTAATTCGATAACCTGGCCAACTGCTGGGTTAGCGTTTGCTAAAGCATCTGCAGTAACGGAGAAAATATCCCCAGAGTGAAGTTTGTAACCACGTAAAACAGCACCAGATGCGTTTTCGAATTCGTCTAAGTTTTTCTTTCTTTCATCGTACATCATTTCTTCAGATGCGATTAAGATAATGTCTCTTGCAGCACTGTTAGCAGCAGGTGTAACAGCTTTATAAATTTCTCTTTCGTCAGATGCTAAGCCAGATAATTTTAATACGTGGCCATTTTCGATAGCGCCAGCAGCAGTTGCTACGTTATCAGCGATGGTTACATACTGTGCAGACACAACGCCTGCTCTATTGTCTGTGCCGAACATTCTGTCGGTTCTAACAACAGCTTTTGCCATGTTTAATTTCCTCCTGTAATATGTAAATTATTGCCCAATCTGATATTTAACGAATAAATCGCCATAGGGCTCGTTAGATACGACTGCTTTGTCGAATCCCACCATGAATTTTGGTGACTTAGTTTCTAGACTGAATTTAGCAGTAGATTTTTCACGTCCGCGAATAGCGAAACATTTTTCTTCTAAAGCTTCCAGTTCGTACTGTTCGCATTCAGCTTTCAATTTTTCAAAGGCTTCATTGCCTGCCAAATCTTCAAACTGGGCGAATAATTCAGCAAATTTCGCGTCGGCTTCTGCTTTATCAACACTAGCCTTGAAAGCGCGTAAATCGTTGAGTTCTGTTTTAAGAGCAGCAAAGCTTTCTCCAATAATAGAGAATTCTTTTGCAAATGGAGATGCCTGTTCGCCTTCATCAAAATCAGCGATGACGTATTTCTTTCTCATCTTAGATTCAAAGTCAATCACTACGTTGTCGCCGTCCATTGAGAACTTGAACCCATAGAGCAACCAATCGCAAGAATCCCAGCAATATACTTCGCTAACATCAGCATCATAATCAGCAAAACAGTAACGAGGACATTCGCCCCATTCGTGTTCGATTCTTTCATGACTTAATGCAGTAAAGATACCGTCTACGATTGCGCTGTTTAATGCAAATCCATTGCTTCGTTTCTTATCGCCATCATCTGTCAGAACTTCTTCTTCTGGCTCGTCGTCTTCTTCTTCCGGCTCTGGTTCTTGTTCTTCTTCTGGATCTTCGTTAGGGTCATCAGTAGTATCATCATCAGGGTCGTCATCAGGATCGCCGTCGTCGAAGCATTTAGATTTCTTTTCGTCTTCATCGTCATCGCCGCATTTGCTGCATTTTTTCTTTTCATCATCATCGCCGCATTTGCCGCACTTTTTCTTTTCGTCGTCATCGCCGCATTTGCCGCATTTCTTCTTTTCATCATCGCCGCATTTGCCGCATTCTTCTTTAGACTTTTTATCTTCGTCTTCTTCTTCAGCGCATTTCTTTTTGTCGTCGTCGCCACATTTAAATTCTTTAGTGATAGCTTCAAATTTCTCGATCAGTTCTTCGACTGTGAAATCTTCGATAGAGAAATCAAGAGCATCAACATCGATGCCATATTTAGCAACTAATTCCATCTTTTTGTCCAATGCTGTCTCTCCTCCTTCCATCGAATTCTTTGGGTGTGTATTGTCATCTCCCGAAGGAGTATTGACCAGAGTGAATGTTTCCTTAAGTTCACGCATCATCTCAGACATCTGTTGTTTGAAATCGCTCATAGAGAACACCTCAAGAGCAGATGATTCGTAACACGGCTCAACGCCGATTAGTGCGAATGCAGTAAACTCAAAGTCTTCTATGTGATAAATTCCATCAACTCTTTTTCCAGCATTAACAGTGATTTCCATAGATTCGCTTGTAATGCCGTCTTCTTTGATCTTGCGATATGCTTCTTGCCTTTTCCAAAGTAACACCTCGGTATAAAGGTATTCATGCTCGACGCCGTTTTCATCCGTATAATTGCTAAACCATTGCTTAGCGCTTTCCGGAATGACACCGATTGGCTGAGTCAAGTTGACAAGTCTAAGACCACCGTCAGACTCATGGACAAGTTCCATATCGTGACCGCCAAATTCATCTTCATCTCTATCGTAATTACAAACGATAGGGCAGTTAGCAATGGTTTTTAACCCACGTTCTAATGCCTCTTTTGAGATGAATGAACCGTTGCGGTTTTTACCCGTATAGCATACGCGCAAAATTCCAGTATCAAAGGAAGAGTTGATCTCGCACATTTCTGTCAGAGACGATGAGAACGTTAAATTAAGCACGTCTCTCATCTTTACCTCCCTAAATTAATAAAGCCACGCAATGCGTGGCAGTTTTAACTAAAAAGTAAGTATATTTGATTCGACGCCTTCAACATTATCTAGAGTAAAATACTCGTTTCCTTCAATGCTAAAGACATACTTTTGAGCTGCTTCGTCTGCTTGCATTAGCGTGTATCCACGCTTAATCAGCTCGTCTTTTCCTTTTTCGTCAAAGACATAAACAAACCTTGCCATTTGCTCATCCTCCTTTTATTCTAGTTCTCGATTAGCCTCTCGGCTATCGCTGACTTCTCCAATATCTTTTACTGGAGCGCCGCCCTCATCAGTTGCACCTTTGCTTTCCAGATTTGTTGAATTACCTGACATCTGAGTTGAACTCTGAATAGGTTTAAACATTTCTGGCAAGTTAAGTACAGTTCCTTCGAGGAAGCTCATCCCGTCAAGCTCTTCTTGGCAAATGCCTTGAGACGCTGCATATGCAGAAATTGTCGGGAGCCCATAAGACGCCGCTTTCAGATATGCGTCTCCAACTTCTTTGCGGTTATATGGAGATACGTCTAAGAAGTTTACCTTGAAGTTTTTTCCGAAACTTTGTGTCCACAACATTCTGTTGATTGCGTCTTCAATGCTTTTTACAATACCGTATGTTATTGCCTGGTCGGCTTTGATTGATAATAGCAATGAATTTGAAGAACTTTTATCAGAGTTAAATAATAGGGAAGATACCCCTGCTGCTGAAAACATATGGCGTTCAGCATCGGCAACAGTATCAGTATCTCCGGTATTTGATTTATCAAAATCAATCTTTGATATACCCATTGGTGTTAATACTGAACCAACTTCTTCAGGTAGCACAGAGTCAAGGTTGTTCCAAAACTCTCTAGCCTTTTCGAAATCAATCAACCAATTACCGTCTTTGTCCATCGGCAATTCCATCGCTAACATCGCATAATTTTCCAACGCAGTCTTTGTTTCTTTCAATGCAACATAATCTTCAATATCATATAATTCTCTCAATAAACCGGCAAACGGTGGTAGAGGATAGTCTAAAATATCTGCGTTGCATTTAATCGCAAAAGATGTCGGCGCGTCTAATTCAATCCATCGAGTCATTCTGTTTTTCTGATATTGAGCATATTTTGTTGCAAATTCTTTTGGATAGTATTGCAATAATTGATTATATGAATCAAAGAACGAAAAGTTGAATGTTACATTAGGAACATTTCCTTCAACAGATGAAATCGCACAATAATCAGGTGGCAATAGCTGCAATGTACAGCTGTCACCAGAAATCCACGCTGTAATGTACGACGTGTCATTTCTTAAACACTGAGTTATAATTTTTGGAAATTGAGTCTTTACGCTTATACTTGATATAAACTGTAAAGATTTCCTGTAGCTATTGCTAAATGTTTTAGCATTAGTTTTCTTCGGGTCTATCTTGTATGGCTCAATGACATACGACAAATCTGTCAAACCAACAAAATATTGGATTAATCGACGGAAATGCGAGCTTGCGCCATAGATGTAAGTTATTGCGTCTCTTAATTGTTTCTCGTATGTATATGGATTAGAAAGATATGTTTGTATCTCATCCTTTGAATATACTGAGAACGTAGGCTGGTTAGTGTTGTTGTTTAAATCTCTAGTGATTAATTTGTTCATCATAGCAAATTTGCGAGACAGACCAATATAATCAGTAGGGATTTCGCCAACGGTTTTCACTTTAGAGACGTTTCGTTTGGAATCTTCCACCTCGTGAATTCACCGCCTTCCGTTTTGTAGATGGTGGCTTAATGACAAACGTATCGCTTACGTTTAGTCCTGCGGAATATCGTTTGCCGAGTTTTTGCTCGATCATTGTAGCCACGTAGTAATTGTATGATAAGCTGGAATAACGGTCTTTCCGCATTCCAGAGCGTTCATATACTTTTATTTTGCCACTAACCTCTTCATGTTGGAGTTTAGTAAGCTCATCAACAAGCAGAGTTGTGTTTATATACGGCATTTGTATTTTAACTTTTTCTGAAGGACTTAATGCAGAAAATCCTTTTATATCATTGAGATACCCTTCTGCATCATATTCTGTAGAAAGAAGTCTAATCCTCCCACTTCTAAATGCCTCACGTAATAAAAATGCGCAATCAGAATTAAATTGTGCAGACGCTTTAATTGACCATATTACTTTTTCTGCACCAATTACCGTACATCTTGCAGCCATATCGCTATTGTTAAAGCATGACAATGCTGGATAAATTTCTCCAGTCTCTGTATCGACAATATCTCTTGCGAGGCAGTCATATACACCTAAACCTATACCATTGGTATCAAGTGCTATATAATCGCAGTAATATTCGTCAAATAATCGTCTGATCATTAATGCCTGGTCTTCAGTACGAAGCCCTTCGCAATTTTCCGTATATACAATATTGCTTGTATATCTTCCAGCTTTAGTTGGAAGCATTTGGTTTATAAAAATAGCCGTCGCATCGTTGTTATGCTTTTTGCTTGACATCAACGCGATATCAGCAGAAAGTATTCTTATCTCGCCATTTTGCTTACGAGGTATCTTTACAGACGGACTATTCCCGAGTTTCACAGATAATTTATCTGGCAACATCGGGTATTTAATTTTTCTGTTTTTAGAGATAGAATCAAAATCGAAGAACGCTCCCTCGTCAGAACCAAAGAACATTGCCTCCATCTCGATAGAAAATTTCACGGCAGAAAAGTCGCTCTCTGCCATTTCATCGGCTACCATTTCAGGATCAAGCAATCCTTCATTTATAGATAGTTGATATGGAAAACCACAAACAAATTGATGACGAGCAGGGTCGACCATTGCATCTAATACATCGACACATTTCGTGTATGACCAATGATCCTTCCAATATGCCGAGCTCAAATAGAGTGTCAAGTTTTTCTCTTTTGCATATTCAATATTTCTTTCTTCATCAGTTAATTCTGAATATCTAGGCATTCTTCGCAATGTTAAGAATTTACGCAAGATTGTGTCGATTGTTTCTTTTGAAATAAGCCTATACTCGTCCAACAACAACACATGACAGCGGTGGCCTCTTGCCGATTCCCCAGCAGTAACGACCTGTATGATGCTAGAGTTCTTAAATGCTATCTGCGCGTTAGTTCCATTAATTTTCGTATTCTTCTCATCTATCTCCATTTGCAATTCGACTGATTGAGGTTTGAGCTCAAACAATATCTTTTCAAGAATATTTTGAGCCTGGCCTCTAGTACCAGAAGCAATACAAACATGAGTTCCTGGATATAATATGCATCGAATAACGCAGTATAGAGCACTAATAAAGGATTTTCCGAGTCCTCTGGCGGCTATGACCACGAAAATCGTACTCCAGAACATCATTGTCAATAATATTCTTTGGAACTTACGCAACCTGATATGCAGATACATTTCTGCGAATTTATCAGGATTATGCCTAAAGAAGCTGCCCCACAAAGCAGCTCCGTTCATAACTGACTCGTATCTACTTTTCTTGTCCACTAGCTTCAAACACACTATTCAAAAATTCTTCATCGTCTTCGTCATTAAATTCTGGCATCTCAACGCGAAGTCTGTTTATCTCATCTTCATATAGCTTTGAATATGCATTCTTTTTGCCCATCATTTTGCATAAATGACCCATCCACGTAAATACGTATTTGAGTATTCCATTTACGTCTTTCATATCTTCATCAATCTCTGGAAGTGGTCGTTTTTGTTCATATCTAAACAACCATACACCCATTGGTGTCTTATCCAAATCTTGATCACTATCATCTTTCTTTTGGTTTGGCTTCAAATTCAAGCTGCCCAAAAGAGTGTTAAGCGTATTAACGCTCTTATCAATAGACTTTCCTTCGATTCTATCTCTATTTATATCAAGCTCTAACGAGCAAATTTGTCGAATCAACGCTTCAGTACCGACATCATCATCAATGCCTTCAGGCAATCTCGAAGACCAATACCTCCGTCGCTGTTCTAGCGAGCGATACATGCTAGGCGGATACCCGCTGCCCCAAAATCTCACAATGTCGTCAGTAATCTCAATATTATCCTCGTCCAATGTGATAGGCGAGTCGTCTTCCTCTTCCACTTTCGTCGCTTCTTTTTTAGCAGCTTCTTGCTGTCTATTTTCAATTAGCGCAAATTGCCACATACGCCCTTCTTCTGAAAGAGTATCGTCATAACACTTCCCTATAGTTGTCGCATTGTTTGTCAATCTGGCAATATATTTAAGCGCTAATGATTGTTTTGATGTTTTAGATGCAACATTTGCACAAAGTTCCTCGTTCCAATATAGATCAAGTTTTCTGCAAAGTTGCCTCATAGCGTGCATTTCATCTCCACATTGCTCATAGTACGTCAAGAAAAGCTCATCGACGCAGTTTTTGCAAATGTGCAAAAATCCATTACCTTTATACATCGGCGCATAGCTAGGGCTGAAAAATCCTTTACGAGTCGAGAACGTTGTCCCGCATCTCGAACACGCGATGACAGAGGCAGTAAGGTCAAAGCTCATTATTCTTCAGCCTCTTCCAGCGCAGCTTCAATTTCGTCATCAAAATTTGGCTCTTGTTTGTTCAGTTTTTCGTCCAATGACATTTTGTATATATGACCACAAGCTTTCAGCTCATTACCAAAATAAGCTTTCGGGACATATCTATCTTCGAACTCTACTTCTTTGCCATCTCTAACATTGACAATCTTTCTTCCTTTTCTAAATGAAAGTCCGATTGAGCCAATATTACGAAGCGTCAGCTTATCGCCAGTTTTTAATACACTCTTGATTACCTCGATGCACGCGTCGAGGAAATATTCAACATCTTCAGCTGTAAATAAGACGTTTTTGTCTCGTCTTTTTACTGTAAATTTTTTTACGTTCCCTTCATTGTCTGTAATAGTAAATTCGTTTTTAGGAATATGTACAGACTTCCTAGCGCCACTTTCACGCAGAACATTTGCGATTGCGCTAACAAATTGATTCCTTGTCATTCAATCACTCCTTGTCTTTCAGCTTAGCGATCAACCTCCGGCTTTTCGTCTGTCCATCGCTGAAGCAGTTTGTCTAATGTTTCGTTGCGCATATAAACCCAGAACATTGTTTTGCTATTCGGGTTTAGTGCGCAAATTTCGTATCTTACACCATTGTCGGTGAGAAAATTTCTTAAGTTTAAGCTGTAGCAGCAAAATAAAGGTTTCTTCGTCATGTGAGTCACATCCTTGTTATAAGTCTGATAAACCCTTTTGTTCTACTTTCTTTATCCCATCTGCGCCGAAATACATGTCTAACGTATCATCTGTTGTTCGGTCGTTGTATACTGAAACTAGGCCTATATCAGTCCAGCCTAATATTTCCTTTATAACACCATCAGGTATTCCTTCTTCAGAAAGCATTGTTGTATATCTATGTCTGAATGCGTGAGCATATATATCCATATCCATTACATTAGATACAGTGCGCATCCAGCTTGTTATTTCCGTTGCGTTCATTTGTTTCAACGGATCTGAATTGTCTTGGAATAACCATTCACTTTCTATGCCAAGACGCTCTCTTTCTTCCATCCACATATCTAAATATGGCTTAAACTTATGAGCGAGCGTATAGCAATTTAAAAATTTGCCCTTGCCACGACCTTTTGTTTTGATCGGGTCGCTTTTCCATAAAGAGCCTTCACATATAAGTTTATCTTCGTCAAAATCACTGACTCTAAATCTGCATATTTCTGCTTTGCGTCTTCCGCTATAAGCCATGAGTGCTATGCCACATGCTTTTTTATATTGTTTTTTATCTACAAAATAATCAAGCATTTTTTCGATATCTTCGTTTGTCATAACCGTCTTCTCTCTGACTGGCTGATTTAGAGGGCTCTCGATTTTTCTAATGATATTTCTAAAGTTTGGATATTCATCATCCAACACATTTTCTACATAATTTCCAAGAGATGATAATGTCGATTTAAATCTACGTACACGTGCAGGACTGTTTTGGTTTTCATTCAAAAGCCAGTTCTGCAATTTAACAATATTCCTTTTCGTCCAATCGCAATAAAAAGTGTTATTATTATGTTGCAATGACCACACGAAAGCGATATACAAGTCTCTCCTGTATTGCTCTATCGTGCTTTCAGCGCGTTGTGTAGATTCTAGATATTCTAGAAAATCGTTCATCAAATCTATATTATCAGGATTCACCTGCGCAATTAGTTCAGGTGATGTCAGGTTGTTCATTACTGTTTTTCTGCCCATGCACAGTTCCTCCTCGTTGTTTTCAAATTTAGTTTAAACGCGGCCGCTAATTAAATGCGGCCGCTATAAGAAAAAGAGGTAATAAAAAATGAAAAAATGTTATAGTGGCGAGAAAATTAATCGCCAGAATAATCCCAATTTGCCAACTGGCAATGACAGAAGCCAGTTGAGTAATATGTACCAACGCCCAAACCAACCTGGTGAGCGCATGCTACTACGTTATTAATTAATTCTGCGTCCATGTGATATGTACCATTTCTATATACTTGGAAGTCAAATGCTTTTCCTTCCATATGTAAAGATGTGCTTGTGCCGCCTTCTTGTGCATTGTAAGGCGGACATCTAAACCCATCAGTAATAGTCATTGGCATATCGCATCCATATACTTGGCACAGCTTATCTCTGAGAGCCTGTGCCTTGCATTTAAGTTCGTCGCAAACATCATGTCCGCAACCGCACTGACATTTAAATTCATCAGCTGAGAAGTTTGGTAAGTTATTCGGATCATATTGTCTCCAAGAACCGTCATCGCTAAACAATGAACCGCTTCCAGAGTATGAACCGCCTCCTGAAACCATTGATACGTCCATTAACGCACAAATTGTTTCAACGCCGGCAATGCCGTCTACTGTTATTCCAGCGTCTGTCTGAAACTGACAAACAGCAGCGAATAAGCCGTCGCCAAATGAACCAGGGCATTCAACGCCGTTTGGATTATATCCGCGCAACATCAGTAAAATTTCAACTGCTGTTACTAAGAACTGAGTTTCTCCTCTTTCGACATAATGCCCAGAAAGAGCAGCACTAGATAGCGCACCCCATTCTCCGTCAACATCTAATCCTGAACCGTAGTCATGATTACATGCGACCTGAACGCAACGGATAGCATTTCCTTTTGTTTCCGGGCCCCAAATTCCGTCAGTGCTAATTTGGAACCCTGTAAAATTAATCGAATGTTGTTGGCCAACAGAAACTAATTCGCTCATGCTTACACCTCCTGCTGTTCATCGCTACGCATAAATAATTGTTCGTGAACATCTTCATCAGTGATGTCTAAATCCCAATCTTCGCTAATAGGTTCTGTTGCTGTTTCAGACTGAGCTTGAATAATTTCTTCAGCTTCGATCTTTGCAACAACTTCTTCTTTAACTTCTTCTTTTGCCTGTTCAAGGCCTTCGTCAACTTTTGCTTGTGCTGCAGCAGCAACAGCTTTTTCGACAATGATCGCTTTTTCTGCTTCGACTTTTGCAGTCTGAATAGCGTCAGCGACTTTTTGTTCATCGGCTTTCGCTTCTTCAACAGCATCTTTTACTTCTGGCAATGTCTGTAAAGACATTAAAATAGATAATATAGCTGCAATTGCACCTGTTGACAATGCCGCTAAAATTGCCGGCCATGTAATTCCTTGCGCGTTTGAAATAGAAACTGTTCCAGTAACGCCAAATGCTGCAAGCGTGGATTGACCAAACGTTCTTAATGCACGAGCCGCTCCAGCTTGGAGTTTAATTTTCGTCGATTCTTTCAAAATAAATCACACTTATTCCTTTCTCCAAAATAAATAGACGCCATGTTGAACGGCGTCTTCTAACTTGTTCAATATTCAATTACGCGCCAGTTTCTTTTTTAGCTAGCGCTGTTAAATCGTTCATATGATTCTTAACAACAGTATTTGCATCATTAAATACACCATCAGAAATAGTTTTAGCTTTAGATTGATTTTCAATCTTATTGACTTCAGCGTCAGTAAGTTTATACTGAGCCTGAGCTTTCATCATTTCTTTGTTGTAAGATAGCTGCAATGATAAAACAGATTTGTATAAATCTGCTTCGACTTTTGCTGCATGTGGTAATTGTGTTTTCTTATAATAAGATACACAAACAGTACAAGGCAAAATTGTTGCGCCTGTAGCAATAGCACCTAATGCAGCAGATAGGGAAGATAGCCCTTGAATTGACCCGCTGGCCATTTGACCATCAGCAGGTGTTGAGCATACTAACTGGTATGCGAAAAATATGATAACGATTACAATAAAAAAGTAACAAAAAAGAGATGTAATTACCATCCCTTTTGAAAATGCGAGACCTTCTTTGTCAATACCGTCGTATGTGAAGCTATTTTCTTTTTTAACCTGCTTAACTTCTTTAGCAGCTTGCTTCGTTACATCTTGGAATAACGGTCTCATATTATATTCTTTTTGATTTGCCATAATCTACCTCGCTGTCTCGCAGCGAGGCGAGACTTTTAAGTTAATTGGACATCATAATAGCATACGATTCCAGATTCGTCGGCAATAAATACAAATTGCTCAGGATTTCCATAAATCCGTCGCTTTACGCAATAATCATCAATGCCTACAAAAGCACCAGCCATGATGTTTTTGATTCCGTTAACAGTTTCTATTTTGTTATGATGTAAATGTCCGGATAAGATAGCATATATTGGCTTGCCAACCATAGCGTTTAATGCTGCGAGTTTTGACGGGCTTCCGTCATAATCTCCATGCACACCAACATATGTTTTTCCTCGAACATCCACTACATACATCGTTGGATCGAGTTTGTCCATTAGAATTTCGATGTTGTCAAAATGTTGTAATCTTGCGTCAAGATACCACTCGATCAAATCATCTAATCTCTCAGCGACAGGCGCATCTTCTTTTTTGTCAAGTCTACTATGATTCCCAGAAACGCTAATAAACTTGATGTGTTTGAAATGCTTGCTAAGTTCAGCCAAAAATTGCGCAATCAATTCTGAAACGCCTTTTACCTGGTCGATGACATGTTCTTTGTTTGCTATTTGAATAGTCTTATGTATATTTCCGCTAATTGCGTCACCGTTCATCCAAACGATACAGTTCTCACATTTATGAGCGTTATTTATTTGTATAACTTTGTTCAAATACTCTGTCATCATATCTGCACAAATATCTGAGTCATAATTATTCCAAGCATTGTCAACTTGCAAACCATAGTGAATATCATTTAAACTAACGAACATATCTTGTTCTGTTTGCTCAATATTACCTGGGCAATAATTAAGTGTTGGCAACGAACCATTCATGACTGCATCGCGCAAAATTTCGTTCAACTCTTCCTGTCTTGACCGCTCGCGAACGATTTTGTTAAACGCTGCTCGTTGGTCGAAGAACTTCTGTCTTTCGATTTTGAGGTCAATCAGCTTCATGTCGATTTCACTGATCATAGATTTGTCGTTGGAAGATTTGATAGTTTCATCATCTACTAATTCTAATGTTTTTCGGCTACCGTACATCATTCTTCTGGCTACATCACTTGAGTATGTCTGTCCATAAACATGTTCGGCTAGCTCTGTATAGTCAACATCGGCAAGCGTCTTGTCTACGAGTTTGCCATAAATCAATCGCTTATGATGTTGAAAATCACTTTCGTTCTCTCTCTTGGTCACCGTTGTGTTTAACACGTAAACTTAATGCTTCGCAGCGTCCTGTTTTGCCGTAGCTACTTCAGTTTGTATAACGCTCCACATCTTAAAGGTGCAACGACACCTCAAAGCCAAAGCTTCTCAATTTAAGCTTCGTACCTCTGTAAATTGATTGCGGCATTGTAGTCTCTGTCAATCTCAAATCCACATTCGCATTTGAATGTTCTGTCTTTGAGTTTAAGGTCTGATTTTATCAACCCACAGCAAGAGCATGTCTTACTAGATGGATAAAACCGATCTGCTTGAACGAACTCAATACCGTTCCATTCGCACTTGTATCGCATTTGCCTAATAATTTCGTAGAAACATTGTTCTTGAATAGCTTTAGACAAATGTCTGTTCTTCATCATGCCAGACACATTCAAATCTTCCATTACTACCTTATACGGCAATAAAGATACTAATTGATGTGTTGATTGATGAATGTAGTTGTTGCGAATGTTTGACCGTCGTGCTATTAAGCGTCGTAACTTCTGTTCAGCACGCTCAATGTTTTTGGTTTTAACAAATTTATTTCCGCATTTATTAGCCTCGTATTTACGAGAAATTGTTCTTTGCAAATGTTCAATTCGCTTATTAAGTTCTCGCATTTGCTTGCTTTTGTTAATATTGTGGAAAATAATTTGTTCGTCGCCATGTGCTACGGTCATTGTTTCTTTTACACCTAAGTCGATACCCATACATTTATCGCTCAGCTCGATTTCTTGGCTCTCGAACTCAATACCAAAC